AAGATAAAGAAAGGATCAATGAAAAACGATTATAAAGAATACTTCAAGGATCGAGAAGGCGAATGGATCCCGTCCTTAGAATTTAGATTACGGTTATCTATTTCCCGCTCAAATTATTTACAAGCAATTGCAGATGGTAGGATTACGCAAGAAGTGATTGGAGGTAAAGAATACATAGAGGCCATCACTAATAAAAATAAATTTATTGCGACAGCGCCTAATCCTAATTTTTATACGGAAGGTGCGATTGTTGCTCGTAGAAAAATGAAAGAAGCTAGGCGAGCTAGAGACAAAGAAGTGAAGACAGCCCGGATAAGAAAGAAGAAACATCTGCCTCCGTTGGAACGGCATTTGCACACCGGTATCATCAAAGAAAATGGTGAGATACTATCACTACACTCTGGCCATCTTTCAGAAACTGAGATGCTTGAACTCTCCGCCAAAGAGGGCACCGAAAGTGGTATGTATATGGACACCCTCCGCGAACCTAGTGATGCAGAGTTTCACCCAGCGATGGCTCGGCGCGAGTCAGAAGCTGTGAAGCAGTTGTATCTAGCAAAACAAGCGAAGTTAAAATTCCTCAAGGATGCTGGTGTATTGATGGAAACAGAAAAAATTAAACAGGAATGGGAGGCCATAGCGATAGCGGTTCGGAAGACCATGTTAGCCATACCAGACCGGGTCTCGGAGTTGTATGCCAGTATGATGACAGCAGATGAAATACGAAACAATCTAACTAAAGAAATTATAAATTCTTTGTCTAATTTAAAATATGAAATGGATAGGTCTAATGCCACGAAAGTACAAAGTAAAGAAGAAGTTTAAAAGATCCTGGAGCCCTCTAGCTCGGGCCTTTTCAACGGCTTTAATCCCATCACTACCACTAACGATTACAGAGTGGGCGGATAAGCATAGACAATTGCCTGAGATTTCAACTCACGAAAGTGGTAGGTGGAGGACAGATAGGTTCCCATTTTTGAAGCGACCTATGGACTTGCTATCACCGCACGATCCTTGCCAGCAAATAGCTATAATGAAGGGAGCACAAATAGGTCTCACGGAATGCGCTTTAAACTGGATGTTCTACACTATAGACCATAATCCAGGACCGATGTTGTATGTGCAAAAGACTTTGGATGCAGTTAAAATTTTTGTCAAGCAAAGATTTGACCCATCTTGTATGGAAATGCCGAATATAGCTGAGAAGATAGGAACAGGTCGTATAGGCCGAGGGTCGGGGGATACAGCCGCGACTAAGATATTCCCAGGTGGTATGATACGTTTCGGTGGAGCTAACTCTGCATCATCCTTGCGTTCAATGCCAATTGAAAGATTATGCTTGGATGAAGAAGATAGCTTTGAAGCAGACATACAAGAGGAAGGTTCACCTAGTGAGCTGGCTATCAGGCGAACAGCTAACTTTCCACGCAGAAAAATCTTTAGAATTTCTACTCCTACCATTAAAGAAACCTCAGTGATAGAGCCACTATTTGAGCAAGGTACGAAGGAACGATATTATATACCATGCCCTCACTGCGGGAACATGGATTATATCAGATGGAAAAATATTCAATATGTAAATGATGACCCTAAGACGGCGAAGCTCGTATGTGAAAATTGCGGAGTTTTAATTGAAGAAAGATACAAGACGCAAATGTTAGCGAAGGGTACATGGATCGCTGAGAACCCTCATGCGGAGTACCCTTCTTTTCATCTTAGTTCCTTGTATAGTCCTTACGGATTTTATTCTTGGGAGGACGCGGTTCGCTTGTATCTAAAAGCAATCCGTAACCACGACAATGCTCTGCTAAAAGTTTTTATTAATACCGTCCTCGGGGAAACCTGGAGCGAACGTGGTAGGAGTATTAAAGCTTCATGGCTAGAGGGTCGCAAGGAACAGTACGAAGAGGAAGTTCCAAGGGATGTAGTGGTACTGAGTTGTGGAGCAGATGTGCAGGAAGATCGTATCGAATGCGAAGTTGTGGGATGGGCTCACGGGATGGAATCGTATTCAATTGACTATCAAGTTTTCCGTGGGAATACTGATAGCAATGCAGTCTGGGAGTTATTCGATAAGTACATATCTAAAACCTTTCGCCACGAATCTGGTGTAGTGATGCCCATCAATGTAGTAGGAGTGGATTCAGGTTTTAATACGAAAGTCGTTTACAAGTTTTGTCAGATGCGTGAGCATCGGTATGTATACCCCATCAAAGGCGACGATGGATGGGGAAAAGGTATACTGGATCGCCCTCTACGACGCAATAAATATAAGGTCTGGGCGTTCCGTTCGTTCGTAGATGAAATTAAATCTCGTATGTATTCGTATCTTCAGGTCAGCGACCCGGGTCCAGGTTACTGCCATTTCCCAGAGAAGGATACATATAACACAAGTCATTTCGCTCAGTTGACAAGTGAATTTTTGGACAAGGTATGGTCTAATGGAAAATACAAATTGCGTTGGATTTTACCGAAAGGTAGAAGAAATGAAGTATTGGATTGCAGGAATTTAAGTTATGCAGCCTTAAATATTCTTGTTCCAGACTTTGATGCTCTACCAGTTAATAAACCTTTAATCTTAACACAACAACCCCGAAGGAAGCGACGTCAGCATTCCCAGGGTAATAAATAAAAATTAAAACAAGGAGTTTATCATGGCGACACAAGCAGAAATCCAGGCAAGATTAACGCGATATTTAGAAGCGGAAACTGCCATATTAAAAAATCAGTCGTATACAATTGGGACACGCACGTATACAAGAGCAAACCTACGTTCGGTCCAAGAGGAAATTCGTGCTCTACAAGCACAACTCACAGGAGCCGTTTCTAGTGGGACAATGCGGGTACGAAAAATAATATTTAGGGATGATTGAAGAATATAAATCGCCTTGCAATAGTAGTTGTAATTCTAAGTAAATAGTGGTATATTTAAAATATATGTATACCACAACTAAAAACCCTGTCCGCTTAAATTTGCTCGACCGCCTAGTGATGGCCGTCGCACCTTCCTTGGGGGTCCGACGTATCCGGAACAAAATGGCGGTCGGGCTTCTTAGCGACCAAGGATACATCACTGCTGGTTCTAGTAAGCGATCCATGCGTGGCTGGAACCCATCACCTAATTCCGCAGATGTAGATACTATCCCCAAGCTCGGTGCCATGAGGGCCGGTAGTCGTGATATGTATATGAACGCTCCGCTTGGTCGTGCTCCAATAGAACGATGCAAGACAAATGCAATTGGTTCTGGCCTCCGCTTACAAAGTCGTATAGACCGGAAAACACTAGGTCTAACTCCTGAGAAGGCTGCCGAGTGGGAGAATCTTACTGAAAAAGAATTTCATTTGTGGGCGAATTCAACTGATTGCGATGCTAGTCGTACTCAGAATTTTTATGATCTTACTGCGATGGCTTTTCTTTCTGTCCTGTTAAGTGGGGACGTCTTCGTGGCGCTCCCATTTATCAAACGGAAGGGAATACCGTATGACCTTCGGTTGAAAATAATTGAAGCCGACTTATGTAGTAATCCTTATACAAAGCCTGATACGGTTGATGTCGCAGGTGGTATCGCTACTGATAAGAATGGTGCTCCAGTTACATACTACTTCAGTCGACCGTCTAATCCTTGGTCCATGGACTACGGAGCAAGTACGAATACAGCTTGGGCAGAAATTCCGGCGTACAACTCTAGTGGTATGAAGCAGATAGTGCATCTATTTTTCAAGGAAAGACCTGGGCAACGTCGTGGTATACCTTTCCTTGCTCCTGTCACTGAATTATTAAAACAATTGTCTCGATATGCAAAAGCAGAGATAGATGCAGCGATTATCAATTCATTCTTCACTGTATTCGTCAAGCACATCACTGAGAACGGTGGCTTAAAGGATGGATACATACCACCGACTAGTGGTCTACCATACGGAGCTCCAGGTATTGCGCTATCTCCCGAAGAAGATCCACGAGAAGATACTCAATATGAAATGGGATCCGGAAATGTAATTGACATGATGGACGATGAAGAAATTCAAATGGCCGACCCTAAGCATCCGGTCGCTGGATTTGATAAATTTTTAGAATCAGTTTTAAAACAAATGGGTTCCGGTCTTAATATTCCTTACGAAGTTTTAGTGATGCATTTTTCTTCAAGCTACTCGGCTGCAAGAGCTGCTCTGAATGAGGCTTGGAAATTCTTCATGACACAGCGAACCTTTATGGTTCGATATTTTTGTGAGCCTGTCTACGAGTGGTGGATGGTTGAAGCGATTTTAAAAGGTCGTATCGTAGCTCCAGGCTTTTTTGAAGATCCGCTCATTCGGCAAGCATACCTCGGGTCAGCGTGGGTTGGCCCTGGTAGAGGTATGATAGAGCCATCACGAGAAATACGAGCTGCCAAAAATGCTATCACTGCGAGGCTTTCAACTTATGAAGATGAGCATAGAAAGTTGTATGGTGAAGATTGGGATAAGGCTATGGATCGTCTGCAAAGAGAAGAAGCAGTCTTACTTGAAAAAGGATTGACTAATCGCGTAGACGAAGAAGGAGCGGTGGTCCCCGAACCTAGTGTGAACAGGCAGAGTAGCACTGATGGGTAATATACATACAACTTAAAGGAATCGTATGACTGGTGTATTTGAATGGATCATCGCGCAAAAATGGGCTATCACTCCAAGTGCCTTAGAAGCTATTTTAGGTATCGTACAACGGAGTGATATATCAGTAGAAGATATATCCAGGGCGATGCATGGTAATGAATGGGAAAGGTATACAAGTTTAGACGCAACTAAAATTTCAAAACTTTCTTTGGAAGGACAGCAATACCCTCTGTTAGAGGGCTCCCGCATGACGTCGCAGGTTAAAAACGTAGCTATTCTCCCAGTGGTGGGACCAATAATTCCAAGAGCTTCTATGTTCTCTAGGATGAGTGGATCTTCATCTGTGGACGTACTTGCAAACGAATTTAATATAGCGATGGCTTCTGATGAGATTGATACCATTATCTTAAACATGGATAGTCCTGGTGGCGAAATTACTGGGATTGCCGAGTTTAGTAATATGATATATGAAGCTCGGTCTACCAAAAAAATTGTTGCCTATGTATACGGAATGGCTGCATCTGCTGGATATTGGATTGCTTCGGCTGCTTCTGAAATAGTTGCATCACCTACAAGTGAATCCGGCTCAATCGGTGTCGTGGCTGTTTATTCATCTTCCCGCGAAGCTGATGAAAAGAAAGGCATTAAACGAATTGAAATTGTTTCAAGTCAATCGCCGAACAAGCGTCCAGACATTGAATCCAATTCAGGAATGTCGCAGATACAAAAAGTTGTAGACGATATGGCCAATGTATTCGTAGCCTCTGTAGCCCGAAATAGAGGGCTTGAGCCTATTAATGTGATAGAGGGCTATGGCAGGGGAGGGATGTTCGTTGGGAGTGTTTCGATTGAAGCAGGATTGACAGATCGTCTCGGAAGTTTAGAAGCGTTGATTCGAGAAAATAAACAAGTTACATATTCACCATTTTACATAGGAGGTTCCATGGACTTACACGAGTTCCAGACCAAACATACAGCCCTTTTCGACCAAGTGAAGAAGATGGGCGCGGACGAAGCATCAACCGGCATCGAAGCAAAAATTGCTTCCGCAAAGCAGGAAGGAGTGGTAGAGGGTATCACTACAGAAAACGCCAGGATTAAAGCTATCGAAACGATAGACGTCCCAGGAGCAGAGGCTATCGTCGCTGAATGTAAATTCAATTCAACTGAGACTAAAGAGTCTGTTGCCGTTAAAGTATTAGAGGCGCAGAAGGAAGGTCGTACAAAAATACTTAATCAGGTTCAGGCCGATGGTACACAACTTGCACAGGATTTGACAAATATCGTCAATCCAGACGAAGTCACGACGGCATCCGCAGAGCACGACGCTATCGTGGCTGCCGGACAGAAAGCAATGAACCAGGGTCGTTAAATAAAAATTCAATTAAAAATTAAGGAGATTAGATTATGACAGCTTTAGGAACATATAGTCCGGATAACCTTTTAGCGGGAGCTAAGAGAGTAATCGGTGAAGATGTACTTATCCAGGCCGGTTTAAACCTCGTACGAGGGACTGTTCTGGGTCAAGTGAAAACAAGTACTCCTAC